TGGCCTATCTAAGTTTTTGTGCGGTGGTTGCCGCGCTCCTAGAAAAGAGCAAGTCCATAATATTGCAAGCGTAAGTGTGATCGTAAACTTCAAGCGATCAATTACTTCCGTAATCAGTACAATAGATGTGATTTTGGTTTCCCCTTGGGGTAACGCTGACACTCACAAGCGCCTACGGAACGTTTTAAAGTGCGTCGCACAATGAACTCTCTAGATGAGTTCGACAGAAATGTGGTCTAGGAATTCTTCGAACTTGGAACATATCATAAGTTCGCCGAAGACATCCACCACTCTGAAACCATATTCTGTGTACATGATAGCATACACACAACATTCAGGACGCAATATATGAAAGACACTTGCGTACTTTGTGGCTTGTTTCTTAGCCTTAGTGTATTGACCAGATCTCCCAAGGACTCTTTTGCATTCAATCACGAGTAGAACATTCTCGCTTTCATATAACAAATCGCCTGCACCATATTCTTGAGATATTATGACATATTCTTCACGTTTTGGTTTACCAAGAACTTCTTTAACTCTATCAATAAGAATTTGTTCGGAGGAAGCTGCCTCAGGAGGCAAGATTGGCGAAACTAGTGGATTGGTTAGTGCGCTGGGTTCCGAGTCGGAAGCGTGGGTAGCAACTTCAAAAATTTCGATAATACCTGATTGTGTAGTAAGGTCTCCATATTTGTCTTGCCACATAGTGACGCGATCATCAAAAGTTAATTCAAGATCTAAAACGGGTAAGTTTGCCAGTTGGGATATGGTTTTCATTTGTTCTCTGCGGTGTTCATAAACTTCACGTCCATGTGCGAACCACTCACGCAGAGCTCCACTAATGTTCGTTGATGCCACTTCGTTGGGTGTCACAGCTTGGGATTTAGTAATGGAGTGAAGAGATTTGAAAATACTATTCTCCTCTAGCATGCCCATGTTAACACCGAGAGCGGGTTCGAAGCGATCCTTACGTTTTAGGAAATCAGCTTCATTACGGTGCATAAATTGGACGGGCTCAGACACTTTATCGGGCATAGTAAATTGA